TCAGGCCTCGTTCTCGGCCGCGCGATGCGCGACTCTGGCCTTCGCAACGCGCCGGCTCTTTCCGACCGCGCCGCGTGAGTACCGGACAGTTGTCGAGGCTTGCGCGTGCCCGACTGATCCGCGGATCGTATCGAGATCGGCGCCCGCATCCTCGGCCTCGGTGATCGCACCGGCGCGCGCGTCCGCGTTCCACACCGCGTCCGGGATGCCAGCTTCGCGCGCGATGACGCGCCAGTCGCGGGCATAGGCGAACTCGGCATAGGGACGGCCGGCCGACTCATCGACGATCAGGGCGCCGAGCCGTTGATCGGCCGGGATCTGCGCCAGCAGCGACATGACGATCGGGAACTCCTTGAGATCGTGCGAGACGAGCGCGCCGGTCTTCGTCGTTTCCTTGCAGATCACCAGATCCTTGCCGAGATCGGCCCAGGTGAGGCCGTTCGACCAGCGTCGCCAGCCCTTGCCTCGACGGCCGCGCAGTACGATCCCGGATGGCTCCTCGTCAGCGGAGACGGGCAGCCACTCGCCGATCACGTCCTTCTGGCGCATGCCAGATTCGAACTGAAGCGCGGTACCGAGCGCGAGGGACATCCGACCCGCGGCGACAGCCCTCGGAACGAAGGCCTCGACGTGAGACAGTTCGAGTTTCGAGCGGCGGCGCTTCGGTCCCTTGAACTCCGTCGAGGTCAGGATCGTGAGCAGGCGAACGCAATCACCCTGCGCCAACTCGGCCGCGATGCCATAGCGCAGCATCTCCCGGATCATCTTCATGATCTTGCAGGCGCGATCGATACGCTCTGGCCCGCCTGGCTTCTTCGGCTGCCTCGCTGCGTCATACCATCGACGGAAGTCTTTCAGACCGAGCGCGGAGAGGGCGCGGCTTCCGAAGGCCTTCTCGATGGTACCGACAACGTGCAGTTGCGACCGACGGGTGTTCCACTTCCATTCCTTGACGGGGCTTTCGTCGTCGATTTGGAAGCGTCGGGCGAGGGCGCCTAGCGTGCCGTCGAAGGTCTTGTAATCCTGCTTCTGGCCACTCGACCAAGCAAGCATTTCAGCCTGGAAGCGTAGGCATGCGGCCGAAACCAGGGGAAGATCCGCTGGGGTATCGGCATAGTGCAGGCGCACCGTTTCAGGGCTGTAGCCGGCTTTGACGATATCTGCCCGCGCCACCCAATAAAGCGCGGAGCCTGACGCTCGCCTTCGCCGTTTCAACCCCGGCGTGGGGTAGTTGCTATCTGAGGACATCGAGATTCTCCATTCCGTCCAAGGCGGACGGGCTAGAGGTTGCGATGCCGTAGCGGCGATTGAAATAGGCGAGGAGTGCCGGCCAGTATCGGCCGCCCATAATCGGGTCGACCTTCGGCATGCCGTCGCGCTCCAGCACCGCGGCCTTCGCGCGCCACTCGCTCGGCTCCTGGTTGAGCCTCCGGGCGATTTCCGCCTCGGAGGGAAACAGCCCGGCGCTATGCTTGCTCGACGTGCGCACCATGCTGCTACCGGTCCGCGCGAAGCCGCTCGAAGAGATCCTGTAGACGTTCGATGGAGCGTCGGCGGTCGAATCCCCGAAGAACGAGGCGGTCTATGATCGCCTTCACGAGATGTGGCATTTGCGGCAGCTGCGCCAGGCTCAGCGTGAGGCAGGCCTCGAGGCATGCCGATGCGAGATCAGCCCGCTCCGGCGTGCGCTCGGCAATCAGCCGCTCGCGATATTTTCGCTGATATTCCCTCTGCCTTTTCAGGCGCCGGCGCCAGCGGCGGGCGTCTTCTGGATCATGGAAGGTCATGCCACGGGCCTCCTTGGTCCCGTTAGGCCCCATGATCCCGAAAACGACGAAAGTCAGAACTGGAGAAAAAACGCGCACAATTGACGACGCCTCGCGTGAGCTCAGCGCGTTTTTTTCCCTTACGTTTTCATGGAAGGGCACCGTGAGTTCACGAAGGAAGCTCACGGGGTTAGCGAACGCCGATGCGAAGGAGGCGGCGATCATGGTCATTCCGCCCCTTGCCAGCCGGTATTGAGGCCGCTGACGCTGCCATTGATGCGCGGATTGATCTTCGGGGAAGTCGAGAAGTTGAGCATCGCCTGTATCCGCGCGATCTGCGGTGCGATCGCTCCGGGCACCGCGGCGAGTTCGGCCTCAAGCGCTTCCTTGAACTGACGACCGGCGTTGCGGCCGGCTTCGCCCATCGCGCCTACATCGGTGCTCACGTTCTTGAGTGACATGCTGGGGGCCATCGCTTTGTCACGCGCGCCCTGGACCTCGGCAATCTTCAGATTCAGCTCATTCGACGCAGCGACCAACATATTGATCGCGTTGATCTGCTCCTTCAGTGCCGAGATCTGCCGATCGATCGCACTGACTTCATCGGACGAGCGCGTGGAGTTTGCGTCCGCCAGGTGCGGCGGCAAAATCTCGTTTCCGGCCGCGGCATCGTCGGAAAGCTTTTTTCGCTTCGCAGCGAGCGTGGCGAGCTCGGCTTCCAGTCGAGCTCGCTTATCGTCAATCTCCTGGCGCTGAAGGAATTCCTTCCGCGCGTCGATCAAGCGGCGGCTATCCGGGCCATAGTCGCCCTTCGGATCGCCACGCATCTCCTGCACCGCGATGACATCGGCGTTGTAGTGGGTCGCCCACTCGTTGACGCGGTTGACGGTCGGGTTCTTTCCCTCCTCAATCCGCTTGATCGCCTCCTCAGCCGGGAGAACGATGTGCTTCGCTAGAACACCGCCTACCTGCACCGCGCGGTTCTCGACCGCGGAGAACATGCGGTCGATCTGAGCACGGGCATCGTTCGTGACGCGCGTGAGATCGCGTGCGACAGACCCGGGCGCCAGCTTCAAAATTGCCTCGACCATCTTCTGCCACTCGCCCCGATAGGTGCGAAGGGCCAGCACGCCGCGCTTGAACTCTTGATCTTTGACGATCTCGCCGATCTTTGCGTTGTCGCCCTTGGTGGCCATGTCGATTAGGCGTTCGAACGTCTCGATGACGTTTCCGCCGGATTTGCGCGTCTGCTCCAGAGCTTTCGATGAATCGATCCCAAATTTCTTGAAATTCTTCCGCGTCTCGTCGCTATCCATCTTCATCAGGATGTTGTTGAGCGACGTGAATGCTTCCTCGGGACTACCCGAGCCCTTGCGCATGACCTGCAGGATCGAAACCAGCTCTGCCAGCCCCTTTGTGCCGGTGAAGCCCACCGCAGAGGCTGCGGGTGCCAGGCTGGGTAGGTATCGAGCCATGTCGGGGAGCTCAAACTGCCCGGCCTTTCCGCCCTCCGACATGATGTCGAATGCCTTTTGCATCTGGGCGCCGGCGATCTTGAAATTGCTCGCAACAGCATCGGCCGACTTCGCGATATCGGCGACCTCCGATCCCGTGGCGGCAGCCGTGCGAGCGACACTGGGCAGAAACTCCAAGCTTTCCTTGAGCGACCTGCCTTGCGCAACCAGAACTCCGAGACCGCCGGTCACCTTGCCGGACGACTGCGCGGTCTCGTAAGCGATACCTTCGATCTCCTTGCGGACGCCGCCGAGCTCATCAGCCGATGTGTTCGCGGTCAGACCGATACGGGTGATCTCGCGATCGACATCAGCAAATTGCTTGTATGACGCTGCAAGCGCGGCCGGTCCGCCGAGCGTGACGAGCTGGCTGCGGCCTGCCGCCAGCATGCGCCCTTGGGCGGCAGCGACGGCAGCGGAGGTGCGCTGCTGAAACGCCATGGCGCGCGCAGCCGTGGAATTGAATGCCGCGCTTGCCTTCGTCTGCATCGCCCGGAACTGCGAGAGTTCCGCAGCGGCCTTCGCGAGGCCTGGCTTCAACTTGCTTTGTGCCGTGAGTACAGCTTCAGCTCGAACGACCGTCACCATGTCAGGCCCCCTTGGAATAGCTGAAGCGGATGGTGGTGATGGGGGACCGCGAGAGCGCCGCAAGGCGACGCTCCACGTCGGCGATAGCGGCTGCGAGATCGGCGTCCGACTTGTGTTCGACGACGCGCCGCGTCTCGCCGCTGACGAATTCGACCCTCGCCGCGCCGGTGGCACGGGCGTTCCGGAGCTTGGAGAGCTGGGCCTGGAGCTCGGCGAGGGTTTCCATCGTCAGGCTCCCGCGTTGGTGTACCAGCCGCGGTGATCGACGAAGCCGGCGCCGAAATCGACGCGCGCCTTCACCTGGACACCGTCGACCTCGAAGCCTGCTTTGGTCTCGATGACGACGCCCTCCTCACCTTCCAGATAGGCGTATTCGAGCCCGTCGACGGTGGCTGGATCGGCCGAGACGTACCAGCGATTGCCGGTCAGGCGGGCGTCCACCGCGATCGCGAGCTTGCCGGCGAAGGGGTTCGTGTCCTCCGCCTTGGCTGGGTTCAGCACCGTGAGCAGTTGCTCGACCTCGGTCTCCTTGTCGGGACCGACGAGGATATAGCGGGGCGAAATATCGATCGCTTCGCCGGTCAGGCCGACCTGCTTGCGCAACGCGCTGCGAGCGATCGACAAGGAACCAACCGAGATTGCCGAGCCCGAGGTAGCCTTGTTCCCGTGATCGGCGTGGAACAGCGGCTTGCCGTCCGACATGGTCGGACCGTTGCCGCTGCTGGAAACAAGCAGATCGACGAGGATCTGCGCCTCCGTCGCGGCAGCGGCCTGGCCGAGGCGGCGGGCGAGGTCGGTGAAGGCACCGAGGTCGTCGTTCACGATCGCCGTCCGCGAGATCGAGAAGATACGGCCCCAGGTCGAGAGCTTGTAGCTCTCCTTCGCCTCGTCGAAGGTGCCCTGCTCGAATTCGCCGCCTTCAACGACTTGCTTCAGCCGCGGCCCTTCCGAGATCTGCAGGCGATGCTTCGTGCGGAAGTCGCGCGCCGTGGTCTTCCGGCCCAGAAGCTTCAGGCCGGAGGGAGCCGCGCGATACGATTCACGCAACGTCCGACCAACGGCATCACCCAGGATCAGCGGAAAATCGCTCGTCGCATGCATGGCACGCTCGACGATCGTCGCTGCCGAAAGCCCGGTGGTTGCCATGCCTCGCAGTCGGAGGCTCTCGCGCGCGATATCGAGCGTGCTGAGACCGAAGAACTGGCGCGCCGGTTCCGAGAGCTGATGACCCGGATTGTGCCGGGCATAGAGCGCCTCACCGACTTGGCGAACCCGCAGCTCCGGGTCGGAGTGATCCGTGCCGATGCTGATCGAGGTGTTGCGAACCTGACCTGCCGGCGCAGCACGCTGGGACATGGCAGCGAATGCCGCCTGACGCGCGTTGTCGGCGGTCGCATTGCCGTCGATCTGCGAGTCGACCCAGGCCTGATCGAGGCCGGAGAGGCGGGCGATCGAGCGGATCTCGCCATTGACCGCGGCGCGGTCGACGATGGTGTTGGCGGCCTCGGCCCGTTCCTGGGTCGACGCCGCGGCGTTGGCCGGCGGGGACGCCGGCGTGCTGACCGGCGTTTCGACCGGTGCGGGGATAACCGTCATGCTGTGGCTCCTCAAGCCAGCAGAGCGGTCGGCGGGGATGGTGACGAGCGATGCCTCCAGCACGTCGAGGCGCGTCGCGATCATTTCGCGGCGCTTCGTCGAGGGATTGGTTCGCTCGCGCTGTTCGCGCGTGATGTAACCAATGGAGACGCCGAGCGTGTGCCCGTCCGCGATCTCCGCGGCGATCCGCTGGGAAAGGGGATGGTGGCGGGACAGCCTGATGCGGCCATGCAGTTCCCCGCCGACAGCTCTGAGAGTGTCGACACTGCCAAGCCGGGCATCAATGCTGTCCCGCCGATGGCTGTCCAGAAGAGGGATCTGGACAGGCCATGACTGATTTTCGAACGACAGAAACTCGGAATATTCGCCGCGCGCGTCATAGCGCGTCACGCCCGCGCCCGGCGTTGCGAGCGTGGCATCGACCGTCCAGGTCTCCGCGTTCCAGCTCGTTGCGGCCTGGGGCAAGGCGCGAGTGATGATGGCTTCTTCCGCCATGGGCTCGGAGACCGCGATGGGCGTGACGGCGTTCATGCGCTCTCCCTTTCGATGGTGCGCGGACGGTTAGTCGTGAATTCGAGCCCGAGGCCCTGCGCTCGGGCGTTATCGGTAGCGATCTCGGCATCGAGCTGCTCGATGTCATAGCCACGGGCGGCCACGGCCTGCCGACGGCTCATCAGGCCGGCGCCGATCGCTGCAATCTCCGCTTCGGCATCCTTGAGCGGATCGACCCAGTCGAAGCGCGGCGTGATCCACTTCGCGGCTTCGAAGTCGGCGGGATTGTTGAAATAGCCGGCCATATCCGGGCTGCCGGCGAGCGCCCGCTGCAGCAGCCAATTCCGCCAGATGGGCCGGCAGAACTGGAAAACGATCACGCTGTGCTGGATAGCCTCGACGCGGCGGCGCCACTCGACGAGCCCGGCGCGCAGGCTCGAATAATTCGCCTGGCTCAGATCTCCGGACAGAACATGCGAAGGGACGCCGAGACCGGCAGCAACCTCGTCCCGGGTCACTTTCAGGAAATCGATAGCCTCTGCGCCGATGGGCGCTGCCTCGCTGAAGCGGACATCATGGCCGGGCGGAATAACCTGCATCGTGCCTGGCTCGAGGCCTGCCTGCAGAACAGGACCGTTCTGCTCTCCGAAGAAGCCGCCTGCGTCGCCATTCGGCGCTACTACGAAGCCGGTCAGCAGCGATGCGACGAGCTGGCGCTGAAGCTGCGCGTCGATCGCGCGGTCGAAATCAGCCATACGCAGCAACACTGGGGCGAACCACGACAGGCCGCGAACCTGGCCCGGGAAGATAGGGCGGAACATATGGATGCAGCGATCCGCAGGCACGCGCACGATTTCGTAGGAAATCGCCAGCGGCATCCCTGGCTGATCCCGTCGGATGTGGAACGCGATCTTCCGGCCGGCGGGGTCGAACTCGACGCCCTGGACGATCCGGCCGCCAGCCGCCGTGGCCTGCGTCAGGTTGCGGTCGACCTGCTCCGGGTCGATCTGCCGAATCTGCCCATTTGGCAAGATCAGTGCGAAAGCCTCACCACTGACGACCATGGAACGCGCCATAGTGGCCTGGAGGCCATAGAAATCCGTCAGCCCGTCTGCGTCTGCCTCATCGGTCCAGCCCTCGAAAGTTTGTGCGACACCCGGCCGACGCGCCTGAACCTTGAGGCCGGTTCCGACCAGAGCGCTCGTCCAGGCTTCGGCTCCGCTGGCGGCATGGCCATTGTTGGCGACCAGGCCGCGACCACGGCGAGCGAGCGTGCCGCCGCTCGCCAGCATCGAAGCGATGGCGCTGGGCATGTCAGCGAAGCCGGACCAGCGGCGACCGGCGCCGGCACCTTCGAAGGATCGCAGCACGGGCACCTTGCCGGAGCGGCCGAGCAGTTTCTGAGCGAAGGCGGGCAGCTTCATCGCGTCGCCTCCACCACGAAGGGGCGCATCAGTTCAACCAAGCGTTTACCGCTCTCCTCCGCAGCGCTGACCGCAGCAAAGAGCCGTTCGTATTCGGCCAGCGCGGCAGCTTGCGTGAGGGCGTCGACGCCACTGAACACCTGCGGCTCGACCTTCATGTCGATGACAGGCAGGCGCAGCACAAAGGCGTCGGGCTGCCGTTGACCGAGATGTCGACGCGGAAAGATGACGACGCTCATCGGGCGAGCTCCTTCCGAGAAACGGCACGGTCGATCGCGCTTTGGAGGTAGGGGACCGCCTTCTGCAGGCGAAGAAGCTCATCGAGAGAGCAGCGGTCGAGCCGCCAGGCCGGCCAGCAATGGTCATTGTAGAAGCGGCGCCAGAAGGGCGAGACGCGATCATGCCGCTCGCCGGCTGTGGTCGCGGCGTCAGCGGCGAGCTCAATATGTTTCTGATTTGAGTTCGTTTTGTTCTCGCGGAAGGCTGCCGCCGGATTGTGCTCTCCCATCTCAACCATCCTGCCGTGCGAATTCTGCGCCGATGGCACGCAGCAATGGAGCGTCGATGCGGGTGGTTCTCCGAAAGGACTGGGGAGCAGAAGAGGTTAGCTCGTTCGTGTGGTCGGCAAAATTAAGCGTAGCAGCGAATATGCGACGCCCGCCCATCGGGCCAGGCCCGATCACATCAAGATCGACTAGTGCTCGAAACGACAACGGCTCGAACTCGATGTATGTATTCCGATAGGCGTGCGCGAACCAATCTGGGTTGTCTGAGGCCTTTTGGATCAAGTCCGCCAGGACATCCACGAACGAAGCATCCTCCCGCTTGAACACAGCGAATTCAGGACCGGCATCCTCGTTCTGACGGGCGTGCTTGAGGTCCATATTTCGCATGGCTTCGGCGCGAGCGATCGTGCGTTCCGCGTAGAGTGCCGGCGCGTCGCTGAGAATCATCACGATGAGATTGGCCACCTGCCGATGTGTCGCGCGTGGCGAATTTGGAGATCGGGTCTCACGGACGAACAGCCCGACCTCGCGCAAACGTCGCGCTTTCAAGGCCAACTCCGTCGTGTCGATCCCAGTCTCCGCGTGCAGCATCGCTATGAGGTTCCCTGCTCTCATAATTAATGTATCCGATGCATCTATCTTTATAGCGAACGGGACGGCCCGTCAAGGATTGACGTATCAGATACAACAATCGACCTTCAAACGCAAATTGCTCTTTTTCAACAGGGCCTTGCGTAAAAGGACAAGCTAAGCGACGGTTGGCGTTGCGAAAATAATTGTGAGCTCATCATCCGTCGGCGGAAGGCCCATCTGTATCTGCCGAAGGATGAACGCGTTCTTCGCGGCAACCTCGGCCATGGTGGTCGGCTGACGGGCGAATATCTCCCCGCGAATGTCCCACTGGTGCTGTTCGGCGCGCTGCCACAGGTCTTCGGCCGTCTTCAGTCCGCAGAGGCGTTCGGCTTCAGTGCGCGCAGCTTCAAGGCGCCTGAGCTCTGCCAGCAGGCTCTCGCGCCGTTCCCTGAGCCTCGGAGCAAACTCGGCCTGCAGCCTGTCGCTTTCCCAGGCTTCGATCCACCTGTCGAACTTGGTGCTCACCTCATGCGGGTATCTGAAGCACTGTTCACCATCGTAGACTTCGACCTTGGGGAGATCGGCAGTGTCGTGGATGCGGTCCGCTTCGCTGGATAGGGCTTCAGCCTGTTCTCGCGCGAGGTGCCAATCCGCGATCAGCTCATCCATGCGGGAATATTCGGGAGTTGCGGAGACTGCCGGTGCAACGGCTGCGCTGGCGGCGACGGCGAGGCAGGCGCGGCGGCTGATCACGTTAGCCTTCATGGCTGGTCTCCTCGCTCGCCGTTGCCGGAAAGAGCTCGGCCAAGCGCTGATAGACGTCGCGCCACTGGTTGGACCTCGGGTCGACGAGGTGGTCGATTCCGTCCCGCGCAGCGTCGAGACCCGCAGCATCAACCATCACCGTCAAAGCGGAAGTCATGAGACGATTGATCGCCCGCTCGTCTTCAGGACGCGGGGTCTCTTCCATGGTTGCCCAAGCGAAAAACTTGACGGCGGCCGCTAACTGGACGGCTGCGCCAGCCAGAGAACTCGCGGGAGATGTAGCGAGTGCGCGGATCAAGGCCTCTTCCCGATCGAAGGCATGATCGAGGGAAGCCTTGATCACCCCAGCTCCCGGGGCATTTGTGGCCTCGATCGCCGCGATCTCCTCCTCGGCGCGAACTATGTCGGCACCGGCGCGGGCGATCGCTCGGCCGAGGTTCAGATGGAAGTCGGCTTCGATGTTTTCGGGCAAGCCGGTAACGGCTGCCGCAGCGCTTGCGCGGGGCATTAGTTGATCCTCCTAGGGTCTTGTGCTACTTTCACTTGTGACGTTAGCACAAGGATTATAGCTTGTGAAGCCTGCACAAGTGAGGATGGCGAGAGCTGCGCTAAATTGGAGCCTGGCCGATTTGGCTAGCGCCGCAGGCGTTCACCGCAACACGATTTCGAACTTTGAGACTGGCAAGTATGCCGGCGATCAGGAAAAGCTCGCTGCTGTGCGAGCCGCTCTCGAGGCTGCAGGAGTCGAGTTCATTCCTGAGAATGGCGGCGGAGCCGGCGTTAGGCTGGCTAAGAGACCTGTAGAATAGCTGAAACAGAACAAGCGGTACGGACTAGCCGTACCGCTACGATCAAAAATGGGGCCAAATCTGTCAGGCGAGCCTGACGAGATCCTCCGCAATCGACACGATCATCTTCCGATCGTTGTCGATCTCCTCTCCGTCCAGAATGAGCTGCTTCCGGGTCAATATCGCCCTGGCCTTGGCCTGAGCGCCGGCAATTGTTGCGGGCTTCGATCCTGCCAAGATGTCCATCAACTCGTGAAATCTCGCTACCGCACGGCTGTGGCGAGCCTCGATTTCCGCCCTGCCGGTTGCTACCTTGTCGCGCTCGCAGGCGGCCTGCCAATGATCGAACGCAGCAACGATCTCATCGGCGCGCTTCTGGGCGGCAGGATCGGGAACCATGACGGTCTCGCCGTCATCGGTCCTGGCCCGCCTCACCATCGGGTTGGATCGAAATTGATCGATCGCACCGCGATACCACATGAGCCCGTCGTGGCGCCGGCATGAAGGCAGCGATCTTGGATCTTGGGGGCGGACGAACATAGCCTCGGGTGCCTCCGGACCCGGGTGAGCCTCCTCGGCTTCCGCCATAGCCTCGTAGATTTGCTCGAAACCCAGTTCCAGCGCTTCGAACTCGACAGTCAGCGCGATCAGCTCGGCATCGGGATTGCTGGTCATGATTGCCTGCGCTGCAGCCAGGTTCGAAGTTGGAGCGGGCGTGGCGCTGGCAAGAATATCGTGAGCGACGGTAACGGTCATGGCGGCCTCCTTGGCATGGACTGACGCCAGAGGCCTGCAGATCGGCGAGAGGCGCAATTGCTCAGCCGAAACCCTCCTCGCAATGCCCGGAAACCGCCCCCGCAATTCACACAGCAAAGAGACGCGGGCCGGAGCCCGCGCCTCCCTGTTTTGCCGTCAGGCGGCGGGCGGGACTTCGGCGAACCGCTTTCCCGTCTTGATCTCGCTGATCCGCCCGGGGTTCACGTCGAAATCAGCCGCGATCCGGTTCAGGAACTCACCCCGAAGGATGCGGTTCTTGATGATCGCGGCGTCGCTCGCGGTGAGACGACGGGAGGGAGAGCGAGAGCCGCCACGCGGCTTGCGACGATCAGCCATGGTGGGTACTCCGTGGTTGGCTGATTGGCCGAACCATCTTGCGCACGTCACCCAAATCAGCGTATCGCTACACTGTGGTGGGTACCACGCGGCCGGCGCAGGCTCAGACAGCGCCGACACCGCTTCAATTCAAACGGTCCGGGGTTGCAGCCCTGGACCGTTCGTTTTTTACGAAGCGATCAACCGTCCAAATCGGCTGATTCTGGCAATCTCGTCAATGGGTTCTGGCTTCCGGGCGTGCTTGCGCACGGATTGTCCACATAGACATCAGGATCGTCGAGTCAGATCACGTCAGCAAAGGCGCGCAGCTCCGCCACCAATTGCGGTAAAGCTTGAGCCTCAAGTATATCGAGATACTGGGCTGCCGTCGTCGGAGGGTTCTTCAGCCTTGCGCGTATTGTGCTCGCGGCGATGACAACCGCAGCCTGATCAAGCCCGAACTGCTGATGAAGAAAATCGTCCGGGTGGATGATGTCGAGCCCATACCGCCGCACAACCTCGGCCGGAAAATCCTTCAGGTTAAAGGTTACGATGCCATCTGCACCGGTGCGGATCGCTGCGGCGAGCACATGGCGATCATCGGGATCGGGCAGCTCGATCGCGGCGATTAGATCTTCATAGTCTTCGACAATGCAGCCCAGCACCGCATCATTCATCTTCTCACGCGTACGAACGAGCCGAGCCGGATCGAGCTCAGGGCGTTTTGCCAGCAGGTTCCGGATCCATTCGTCATGGATACGGTCGGTCCAGCGCGCGCGAAAAATCCCGCTCCCGGCGAGCTCCAGTAGGAAGTCTCGCAAGGGAGCGGGATAGAGGACGCAGGCGTCCAGGATGACCGTATAGCCTGCGACCCTAATAGCCCATCTCCAGTTCCTGAGCCTCGGCAGCTAAGGCGTCGAGAGCTTCTCGGCGCCTTGCGTCCTGGGTAGCCTTGAAAGCCTCCAGATCCGTGAACCTAATCCGGCGGTGCGTGCCGACCTTGGTATGTGGAAGACGGCCTTCCTCGATAAGCTTCACCACATGCGGGCGAGAAACATTGAGGTATTCCGCCGCCTGCCGGGTGGTCAGTTCAGCATGTAGCGGGATCAGTGTGACGGCGTTGCCGTCAGCGGTCTCCGTCAGGATGTGCTTCAGCAAATCGACGACGCCAGTCGGCAGCGGCAGCTCCGCACCATCGTCGAGCCGAATACGCAAGGGGCCGCCACGATGGCGGGCAAGCGTGCGGCTAGCCTCCGTCGCCATCTCTGCATCAGCGCGAGATGGGACCAAGGTGCCGGGGCGTTCTTTCAGCATGGCATATCTCCCTCTCCGAAGAGACATATGCGCACAGCCGCGACTAAACGCAATAAACGAAACGGGGCGTGAGTCAATCTGTCGCATGCTGTTTGCTGTGGTTTAGCGGCCCATCCATCGGGATTTAATAATTGAGGGCCTGTGGGGTAGCAGGCTCTTCTCGGCGCCGCCACCTTGACGCGCGCAGGCTTCGCTGATCCGCGATGCAGAATCGCTGAGCGAGAAGCCCGCTGCGCCAAGGCCAGCTAGCGCAGCTAGCGCGTAAATCCGGCAGTCGAGTGGCTCGTTCCTGACACCGCGGTCGACCACCCACTCGATCCGCGGCACGCCGCGGCTGTATTTTCTGATCGGCGGTTCCGCCAGCAGGCCAGCGAACCACGACGGATCGCGGTCGCTCGGGAAATGGCATGCGCCCGGGCCGGGCTCCGACAAGCGCAGGCGGGCCAGGAGCTGATGCTTCAGCCCATCCACGCCGATGATGTGCAGCGGTGTCGTCGTGGCCTTCCGCGGCTTTGGCGGGCGCCGGGGCCAGGCAGGCACGCCAGCCCCGCCCTTGCCCTTCACGGCCCATACATGGCGGTTCAGCCGTGCGGCAGAATAGGCCATGACCTGGCTGGTGCGGTGGCCGCCGGAATCGACCGCCACGGCCATCACCGGCAAATCCGGCACGGCGCGCGGATGGGCGAAGCGCCTGCCGATGATCCTGTCCAGCGCGTTCCATGGCTCAGGGCCGGCCGGATCGCCGTGGATGATCTGGTAGTCGATGGACCAGCTCTCTTCGTTCCGACCCCAGCCGACGAGCTCGACCTCGATCCGATTATCCTGCACGTCAACGCCGGCGGTAATCACCGCGACGCCGTCCGGCAGTAGCTCGGTCCAAAGTTGATCCAGATCCTCGGCGCGGGCCTGAAGCTGCTCGGCAGGAAGCGGCGCCGTCTCGCGATCCTCGAAGGGCTCGCCCAGCTTGAGGTTAACCCATGTCTTGAGACGGGTTGGATCGTCCTTGCTGGCGAGGAAATCGACAGCGATCTGCCCCCAACTCTCGAAAGGGCTGTAGAGCGCGGAGAGGTGATAGCCGGCTGCCTTCCCGGGACCGGCCGCCTCGGCCTCCCAGCGGCCGGCGGCGAGCAGCGCGGGCTTCTGATGCTCCTCGATAACGCCTCCGCATTCCCGGCAGGCGTAGAAGGCGCGCGCCGGCTCGTCCTCGGGCCAAGTCACGCCGCGCCACTCCAGCGGCTGAAAGGCGGCGCAGTGCGGGCATGGCACATGATAGCGACGGCGGTCGCTTTCCAGCCAGGCGCGCTCGATGCGACTGACACCGGCGATGGTCGGGGTCGAAATCATCACGATCTTGCGGCGGCCGCGGAACGTCACGGTGCGCTGGATCGCAAGCGAGACGGGGTCGCCCTCCTCGTCGACATCCATCGGGAAGGCGTCGACCTCGTCGAGGACGAGATAGCGCGCAGCGGTCGATCGCAGGGCCGTCGCGCTGTTGGCGCCGGTCATCATGAGCGAGCCGCCCGGAAATTCCTTCTGCGAGATCGTGTTGCCCGGCTCCTTTGCCTTCGGCTGGACGATCTTCGCGCGAATCGCAGGCGTGCCGGCGATGAGGGGCTCGATGCGGATGCGGGAGTTCCGGCGCACCATGTCGATCGATGGCCAGACGGCGAGGATTGATCCAGGCGCGTGGTCGATCCAGTAGCCTATCGCGTTCAACGCGGCTTCCGTACCGCCGGTCTGGGAGCCCTTCATGAACACGACCTGCTCCGTCGGCGTGCTGATCGACAGCTGGTCCATGATCTCGCGGAGATAAGGCACGCGATCGGTCCGCCACGGACCAGGCTCCGCGTTCTCGGACGGGAGCATTCTGCTGCGATCGGCCCATTCGGAAACCGTCATCGCAGGCGGGGTCGAGAGGCCGCGCCGCCAGGCCTCATCGACGAGGGCGAACGTTTCGGTCGCGAGATCCATCATGCCTCGAGCCTTTCGATCTTGATCTCGGCCAGGCTGGCGAGGTGCTCGCGAACCAACCGATCCAGCTCGCCAGCGATGACGGCGATGTCCCCGCCGGTCGCCGCGGCTATCCCCGGTCCAACCCGATTGACCCAGGCAATCCAGCTATCCCGTTCCATGCGGGCGCGGCTCTCGACGACGCGCAGCGCTACACGACGGTCGATGAGGTTCCCGGCGAGCTTGGCGGCCTTCAGCTCGGCCGTCACAGCATCCGCTGCATCGCGTCTGGCGCGAGAACTACCTGCAGGCGCCGACGCCGTGCTGCCGGGCAGGATAGCGCGCCGGCGGGCGGGGTCGGTATTCGCTTCGACCCAGGCGACGCCCTCCTTGACCGCGATCGTGCCATTCGGCTGAACCGGCAACCCGGCTTCGATCAACTGTGACACGCGGCCGGGCGTCACGCCGATCATCTCGGCAAAGCCCTTCTTCGAAACGGCCGGGGCCGGAGCGGGGACGAAGTCAGCGAACAATCCGTTCTGCGTTGGGTGCATGGCTCGGACCGTCCTCAAGTCCGGACTTTAGCGTCTAAAACGCCAGTCACTGGCAAACCCTCGCGGCCCGCCTGTCCCGCTAAATTGGCGGGAACAGGGACCCGTGACCGCGCAACAATGTTGCGCGACACGACCCGCAGCTCGTTCGCAATCTCCGACCGCTCGATGAAGAACGCTTCCGGGTCACGATGCGACACGCTCAGCCGCTCGATCTGAGCCGCCAACTGCGCCAGCCTTCCGGCCTGCTCCGCTGCCACACCGCTCGAACGCTCCTGCCCCACCCTTACGGCCCCCCTAAAGGGGGGCCTATAGGGAGGTGGGGCAAGTTCGGTTTGCCCCAGCGCCACACCCTGCCCCGCCACACCTTTGAAGGTTGGGCAATGTGCCTTCATGGTCCCTCTCCCGGTTCGACGAAGTCCCTCATCATCCGCTTTTGGTCCTGGCGCTTGACGACTTTCAGCCAGCGCTCTGCGATCCATTTCTGGACGAGCAGCTTCATGGCGCTGCGGACGGATTTCTCCTCGATGTCCTGGCCAAGCGCCTCTGCGATCGCATGCCCGACCCAGTTCTTTGCCTGCTGGTCGAGGCGCCATTCGCCCTGCGCAATGCGAGCCAGGGCTGCGCGAACGTCATCGACAGTCACCTCCTCGTTTGGGTCAGGCCATCTCCACGGCGTGACGACCGCAACCTCGTCGCCGCGGCCTTCGTTGCCCCCATTGTCGAGCGGTACGCCGATCAGCTTGAACCACCTCGCCCCCTCTGCTGGCGGCGCCAGGTTGGCCTTCACGTCGTCGATGCGGACATGGGAGCGCGGCTGCTCAACCTTGGCCTTCTCGGCGTCTTCCTTCGACATCTGATTGAGCGTGCGGGCGCTGCGGACCGCAGCGAGCAGAGCGCTGGCACCTCGAGCATCGTCCGCCGTCACGTCGCCGCTGCCGCCCACGCCCATCTTGCGGGCGTGGTGGACGAACTCGATGGCGCAACTCGTCTCATCCGCGATCTGCGCCCAGCGCTTGCAGATGGCCGCGATATGCCCGTTGTCGTTCTCGGAAGCCTCGTGGCTCGACACGAATGGATCGATGATCACCACGTCGATGCCGTGCTCGTGGATCGTTTCGATCAGCTCCTGCTTGGTCGCATCGTTCAGCGTCAGGCCGCGGGGTGAGCCTTTTGCGATGCTGATTTCTGTTTCGCGGCCGGTGTCGATGAACAGGCGGCCTTCGAAGTCGGCTGGCGGGATCAGATAGTGCTTGCAGATCGCGGCGATGCGACGCTGCGTCTCGTCGATCGGATCTTCGCCATTCCAGTACCAGACGTTCAGCGGAGCCGGCGGCTCGATACCGAGCAGGCCGCGCCCGCTGGCCATCGCCAGAGCCTCCGTCAAGGCCAGCGAGGACTTTCCAACGCCACCAGGGGAGATCGTCGCCGAAAGGTACTTCCGCGTTATGTGGGTGCCGTACAGGAAACGCCGCGGCGGGATGGCGCTCGGCGCGATCCATTTGAACGGCGTTGCCATGATCGGCTTGCGCTTCGGCGGCGCCTCATCGACCGGCGGCCCGAGCTGAAAACCGTCATCAACGCGGGGGTTGAATGCGTTCTCGACCATCTCGGCGATACGCCGATGCGGGTCCTTGAACTGCGCCTCCGCGCCATGGATTATGGCGCGGAGCTTCTCAGCAGAGAGGTCATCAGTATCGAGATCGGCCTCACTCATTCGTCGCAGTTCCAAAACTGCGATGGGGAATGGGGCTCAACTAGATCAAGGGCTTCGCACCGCTTCCCAAGCTGAATGTCGTCGGTTCGATCCCGATCGCCCGCTCCAAATTCCTTGAAAAGCTGGATCCGTCGGGCCTTCCTGATGCGAAGCCCGATTTGACTGTGCCCTTGCGCGAGGCTCCGGTCACAGCTTGACGACCAGCGCCGAGAACGCATCGACGGTGTCGCTTAGGGCCTGCGCGGTCTCCTGGATCCGCGTGGCGATTTCGGCCACGGAGACGGCCTGGTCGAGCGCGCCCTCCGAGCCTGCCGTGACGATCGCCGTCGCCTGCGTCACCGCTTCGGCGGCGATCACGGCGTCGCCTAGCGCGATGACGATCTTGCCGAGCGCATCGGCCTGCTGGTCGGAGGCGGCCAGGATGGTTTCGGCCGAATCGATCACCGAATGCGCCGCCGTTTCGATCTCATGTGAGGCGGCGATCGATTCCCTGGCTGCCGCGCGGATTTCCTCGACCTGCTTGATGATGAGCTCGGCGGCCTGATTGGTTCGGCCGGACAGGAGCTTCACTTCGCGCGCGACCACGGAGAAGCCGGTTCCGAGCTGGCCGGCCCGTGCTGCTTCGATCGTCGCGTTGAGCGCGACGAGATTGGTTTGCCGCGCGATGTCTCGGATCAGGTTCGTGCCCTTGTCGACCTCGTCCAGGAGATGGACCAGCTTCTGTTTGATGAGGACGGACCGGCGTACGTTCTCTGCCGCGACCTGGACGAAGCCTGAGGTGTGGTCGGCACCAGCCCGGATCGACGAAACCGCCTCGGTCATGCGGTGCGATTCCTCGTCGACATGCTTCAGGCCGAGTCTGGCGCGGTCGACCATCCCCGGGAATTCCGCCACGCCGGACCGGGATGTCCGGGATAGCGTCGTCAACCGGTCGGCGCTGCCATTCATCTGGCCGATCGAGGCAGACAGCGAGGACAAGGCCGTTTTCACATCCCCGTGGAAGACCTGGACGCGGCTTTCCAGTGCCAGCCGCATTGCCTCCTCGCGTGCCGCGTGCCGGCGTTCCGCTTCGCGCAGCGCGGCGATCTCGGTTTCCGCCCGCACGCGATCGAGGAAGCGCTGCGCGACCGAGCGCACGAGCAGTAGCGAGAGCGCCAGGAAGATCAGGTCCACGGCGACGTACAGCACCAGCATGTCGCCCTTGAGGAAGACCAGGTGCGTCAGTCGCCCGGCCCAGAGCGTCGCCAGGAAGGCGGCTGCGGCGGCAGGCATGATCGCCATGGTGAAGACGCCGACGCAGGATAGGCAGGTGATCGTGATGCCGATGATCCCGTCGAGCCGCGGCGCCGCGCCGGGATTGAAGGCGACGGCCAGAGCCGCCCAGGGCAGCGCGAGCAGGCAGGAATCACGGATGATGCGCACCGTGAAACGCGGCGAGGGAGGCTCGGTTTGCTGGGTACGGGCTCTCAGGAGACTCATGCGCCGGATGCCGAACCCCGACAGCGCCACGACGACGGGTGCCCAGATGAGTGGAAAGAGCCACCAGCCCGACCAGAGCAGCACCGCCGAGATCGTCAGCGAGAACACCATATTGGCGCCGAGAATCGTCGGCAGCGCTTCGCCGTAGCGCACGGCCTGCGCCTGTCGCAGCCGCGCCCGCTCCTCCGCGGCGATCGCCAGGCCACAGCTCGCCTCGAGCCATGCGCTCAGGCGCAGCAGGGTTCGGGATGGGAAGCCGAATTTGTCTGATCGCGCAGTCAC